CCTTGAAAGACTATCCCCAAGCCTTCACCCTGAGAAGTCCAGCAGCCATTGCAGATCTCAAGATCGAAGTGTCTGAAGACCTCATCGGCATCACCCATGCCGCACCATCTTTGGCCAAAGAAAAAGCCAAAAAAACCCAAGAATAGAATCCAACCCCAACCCCCAAAAGAAAAGCCCCTGCATGACGCGAATCACGCAAGGGCCGAGTTCCCAACAAAGGAGTTTGCAGTGTCGATTTTACATCTGTGCTACAGTTATTGCACCGCTTGGCAGCGGTATTTATGCAACAGGCCCAGGCCAACCCTTCTGCACGAGTTGCATCGTGTCTGCCAACTGGCATTTGCCAGAGGAGGGTTGACCTGGGTTTTTTTTGGACCCAAGACATGAAGACAGTTCATCACATCGACACAAAGCCTGGCGACACCGTGTCCTTCAATTGCCCTGAGTGTGGCTGCGCCCACATGGAGCAAAACAGTCAGCACAAGTATTACTGGACCTGTCACAACGGGCATCAGTTTTATGTAAGCGTCTACGAGTCATCGGCAAAGACTTTAAACCTCTGCTTCATGCCAGTCATTGACATATCAGGTGGCAAGCATGGCTAAAAAGACATTTGGATTTATCGCCAAGAATTTGGCGGCCATGGGCTACGAGCCTGTCCCCATCATCCGAGGTGAGAAGCGCCCTGCTGTGGACAAGTGGCAGGCTGGTGGGTGGGAGGCGCACACCCAGCAGTTTGAAACCAACTACACCGGGCTGCTGACCCGATTCAACCCCGGCGTGGACATTGATGTTTCGGACGAGGAACTGGTCCAAGCCATCCGAGCCATCGTCTTTGATGTCGCTGGGTGCCACGAAGTCCCACCACCACGGCGCATCGGTAACGCGCCACGGGAGTTGCTGCTCTTTCGCACCGAGGAAGAGTTCGCCAAGGTGTCCACCGCTGCCTATATCCTCAATACAGACAAGCCGGATGCCACTGGCAAGGTCAAAGGCTCCAAGGTCGAGATCTTGGCCAGCGGTCAGCAGTTTGTGGCCTATGCCATCCACCCCGACACAGGTAAGCCTTACCAGTGGAATGGTGGTGGTGAGCCATTGGCCATGGAGCGCAGTCGGCTGGTGACGCTGGATGAGGACCAAGCCAAGGAGATCGTGGCCAGGTGCGAGGTGCTGTTGTCGCTGCACGGGCAGCTTGTCGAGCGCAGGTCCATCACTGCTGACTCTGGCGGCACGCTGGCTGATCGCGTCCCCAATGAGCGCCAAGAGGCCGATGACCCCATCATGGCGCTGGCCGCAGTCGGCGCAATGCCCAACCCAAACCTGCCGTTTGATGATTGGCTGCGCGTGCTGTACGCCACCAAAGGCGCACTCAAAGAAGAAGGCCGCAGCGCCTTCATGCGCTGGTCGGCGAAGTCTATGAAGCACGACCAAGCCTTTGCCGACAAGGAATGGCACAAGGCTAAACCAACACTGCTGGGCGCTGGCTCCCTGATCTGGATGGCCAAGAAGCTGGGTTGGGCACCGATTGCTGCCGTGCAGGTGGCGCAGCCCACGGCGCAACATATTGTGGACAGCGTGGATGAGGACGGTGCGCTGGTGTGGCCGCACATGTCAGGCGGCAAGACCCCAAAGCCGCTGAACACCTTGGAAAACTTTGCCGCCCTGTCGCGTTTCTTGGGTGTCGAGTACCGCATGAACATGATGACGGGCGAGGAAATCGTCCACATCCCTGGCATGAGCGTGGCCGAAGGCTGCGAGGCCAACAGCGCAGTTACCACCATGATGAGCCAGGCTCATCTGGTGAGCCTGCCCTCAAGCCTGGTGCCGGAATATATGTCTATGCTTTGTGCACAGAACCCGTTTCACCCTGCCAAGCAGTGGGTTGATTCCAAGCCTTGGGATGGCGTGAGCAGAATTCCTCAGTGGCTGGCCACCATCAAGGCCAAGGACGAGACGCTGAAGAAGAAGATGATGTTCCGATGGGCCATCAGCGCCATTGCCGCCTTGGAAAAGCCTGGAGGTGTCAGCGCCCATGGCGTGCTGACCTTGCTGGGTGAGCAGGGCATTGGCAAGACAAGCTGGTTTTTGTCGCTGGTGCCGAAGGGCTTGGGCTTTGCTAAGGACGGGATGATCTTGCGGCCTGACAGCCCAGACAGCGTGCGCCAGGTCACCGCCAACTGGCTGGTGGAGTTGGGCGAGTTGGATGCGACCTTTCGCAAGTCTGACATTGCCGCACTCAAGGCATTCATCACCCAGGCAAGCGACACATACCGATTGCCCTACGCCAGAAAAAACACGGTCAACCCCAGGCGCACGGTTTTCTTTGCGTCAGTCAATGACTCCAGGTTTTTGTCCGACAACACGGGCAACCGCAGGTACTGGACCATCGACTGCACAGGCATTGACTATCAGCACCAGATTGATATGCAGCAGTTTTGGGCCGAGGTCAAGACGCTGTATCAGGCTGGCGAGTCTTGGTATCTGGATGAGGACGAGTTGGCCAGCCTGAACGAATCGAACGAGCAGTTCATGACGCTGGACCCGATTGCCGAAAGATTGGAGACACGGCTCGATTGGGAGGCTCCTTCAATTGACTGGAAATGGCGCACGGCCACCGAAATTGCGCTGGCGATTGGGCTGGCAAACCCTGGTCGGTCAGACGTTACGCGGATCGCGGCGTACTTGCAAAAAACAAGGGGATGCACTGCCCGAAGATCGAACGGAATTTCCAAAACGCTCATCCCTCCATCGGTTTTTGTCTAAATTGTCGAAAAGGATGCACGTTGCACTGATCGTTGCACTGGCTTGAAACCCGCATGGTTATTGGGTTTGTGTAACCTAGTGCAACCTAGTGCAACTAATTTATATGAAATGGATATAAGTGGATATATGCCAAATACACACATACAAAACACAAATAAAAAGGTTAAGGAAACTGGTTGCACTGTTGCACTGGTTGCACTGCCGCCTTTTTTGGATGATGACCGGGTTTGCTGCAACACCTGCCAGCATTGCGGGACCAGGGAAGCCGATGAGTTCATTGACCTTGATCGGGCAAAACAACTAAGGTCCATGGGCAAGAAGATCGGGATGGCTGGTGACAAGTTTGAGCAAAAAGGTAAATGGCTCAGAATCCATTGGACTGAAGCGCATTGCCATGCCACTGGCTTTTCGCCACAACCAAGCCAACTGCGCCATCGCTGCCATTTGTATTCCAAGGCAACTGAGAAGCCTTCATCGGTAGAATCCAATGCATGGTGGCTCGACTGAGAAAAAGCATTGAACACACTGAGCAGGTCAAGCTGGTGCAAAAGGTCAGGGCGTTCTATCCAGACATCATCATTGCGGCAATACCGAATGGAGGCGATAGAACGGCCTCAGAGCGCGTTAGGCTGCACAGTGAGGGTGTACTGGCAGGGATGCCGGATATTTGCGTCCTGGAGGCTTGTGGTGGGTTTCATGGGCTGTTTGTGGAAATGAAAACGGCCACAGGGCAGCAGAGCAAAGAGCAGAAGGCTTTGCAGTTGCAACTAAACAACAGTGGCTACCTGTGCACCGTGGCCAGATCAGCCGCTGAAGGCTTTGAAATCATTAAGGGGTATTTGAATGGCGAGAAACTCATTGGCTGAGATTGCCGACCAAGGCGCAGCAAACATCGCAGCAGCGCAGCAAAAGAAAGCAGAGGTCAGTGCAGCCAACAAGGCGATTCACGCATTTGGGGGTGAGGATGCCGTGATGGAATTCATTGCATCGGGCGGGACCATTACCGCACTGTGCAAGTCATTGGGGGTCGCGATTACGACATTTGACCGATGGCTTGACAGAGGAGGCGAGGCGCGGGGCGCTGCCTACGCGCGCGCACGTGTGCGTGCAGGGCAGAGTTTAGCCGAGCAGACCATCGACATCGCAGACGCAGCAAGCCCTCAAGAGGCGCAGGTGGCCAAGCTGCGCGTCGATACAAGGCGCTGGCTGGCCAGCAAGATGAACGAGGAATATGGCGACAAGCAGCAGCCGCTGGTCAACATCGACCTGGGCAGCATGGCGCTCGACGCACTGCGCAAGCGCAGCATCGATACGCATACCAACGACTGACACTGCTTCCGGCAACGTCCATTATGTTAAGTCGATCCTGAGTTATCCACAGATTTAGGAATACGTTAGGCGTAGCTTTTAGGTTATCCACAGGAATCTGTTGATAAGTGTGGACAAAACCCTGTGGACAGGTCGCAGCCGCCAGCCTGGCGATCTGGCCGCGACCCCCCCTTGGGCCGCGCGGCGGGGGCGCGGCTGTGGCGGTGCCTGACATCTATCCACCAACCCTGCTGAAAAAAAATTTTTTAAGTTTCCCCAAAAATACCCCTTATCCACTGACGATAGTTGCGCTAAACTGCAATTCTCAACAACCTGGAGAACCGATGAACACGACATTCCTTAAACGAGTACGCACCCTCTACCCGCAAAGCCGCCATCTGCAAAGGCAGTGGATCAAGAGCATTCGCCATCTGGGCAGCCGCTGGCTGGTGGCCCAGCCCCAGCCGCAAGAGAAGCTGCGTGAGCAGGCAGCGGGGAGGTACTGAGATGAACTGTTGTGATGCCAACGGCGATTGCCGACAGGGCAAGGACTGCCCGATCAGAAAAGCCAAAGAGTTGCTTGACGCCGAAGACAAACCCACCCCGGCTGACGGGCAACTGGTGTGGGCCTTGGTGGCTTTCATCGTGCTGATGCTGGGCCTGTTGACATTGAGGAGCTGTTTATGACCACACAACTTGTTCGTTCATCCATGAAGCTGATGGCTGACGCTGGAGTCGATATTGTTGACATGAAATGGTTTGACATGACTGGGGCAGTTGGGGATAAGCAAAAAGCCAATCTTGATCCGGTGATGACGCATAGACCGCCGTTCGGCAAATGTTTTGTTGCGTGGCAGGGAAAGACAAGCCACCACCCAAGCTACGAGGTTTTGATGCTGGTGGCAGGAGAAAACCCAGATGAGGGTATTTCTGTGTCCATGTGGAAAGGCCCCTCTGGAACACGCTTGCGCCCTATTCCTGCAATGTTTTACTTCATTGAAGGTGACGAGATTCGTTATGGTTCTGTAAACGAAGATGAGCCGGTAGACAAAGAACTTGCTGAATTAATGCTGGCGCAGCTTGGAGCTTGGTATAGCGGAATGGATCGTCGTATGGAGGCATACATCCCATCAATGCGCGACACGTTCACCAACCGCCGCAAGATTCAGCAAGGGAAATTGCCAACTTACGACTGGACAACGGTCTGGATTGAGCCAGCCAAGCCTCGATCAGAGGGCAAGGGGGGTACACACGCATCCCCTCGTTTGCATGACCGCCGTGGTCATTTGCGCAGGCTTGCAAGCGGAAAAAATGTTTGGGTCAAGTCCTGCAAGGTGGGTGACGCCGGTAGAGGTGCGATATTTCACGACTACGCTATCAAGGAGAACCCATGACTAAAGACGAAGCATTGGACTTGGCGCTTGAGGCGTTGGAAAGCATGGCACACGGGCAGGACTTATACGAACTTGAGGAAAAAGCCATCACCGCCATCAAGCAAGCCCGTTCAGCACCTGTGCGGGAGCCAAAAGAAACAGACTTTTCAAGAGCGTTACGGCTTTATGACGAGGCAGTCGAACGCCTTTCACCCGCAGCACAGCGGCAATGGGTTTGGCTGACGGATGAGGACATTGAGCAAGAGTTTGGGTTTATTGACGAACTGTTGCGCGATTGCGTGCATCGAACCGAAGCCAAAGTTAGGGAGAAGAACAATGAATAAATTTCTTGGCTCGTTTTTTGCGTTGTACTGTTCATTTATGGGAGGTTGTGCAGCATCTCACTATTGCTGGATGTCGCAGACCTGTGTTTTAGCAAGTTAAGGAGAAGAACACATGAATGACGGCTATTACTGCGTTATCTGCGGGCGGTACATCGAGGCCGTTGATGGTGTGGTGGTGCATGACAACGTGCCGCACCCAGACATGGCATTTGACGATGAGGAGAGGCCGCAATGAATGAGCAACTGATGACACAAGAGGAGCTGGCATTCCGGTGGAAGATCAGCGAGGCGACACTGGAGCGCGACAGATCGCTCAAGCAGGGTGTTCGCTACCTCAAGATCGGCGGACTGATTCGTTACCGACCGCAAGATGTTCTTGAATATGAGGAGGCCTGTATGCACGAACCGAAAGCAGCCAAACTCAAGGAGAAGAACACATGAGAGACACGATAGACATGGCCCGTGAGGCTGGCTTGATGGCGTTCAAATACCCTGAACTGATCTCTAAGGAAGACTGGGAAAACCTTGATCGCTTTGTTGCCCTTGTCCGTGCTGATGAACGTGAAGAAACCAACCGCAGAGCAAACGCAAGCTGGTCGCTCATGTGCGAAAAGATGGTCGCAGCCGAGCGTGAGGCGTGTGCAAAGCTGGCAGACCAACTTATATGGGCTGACAACAAGGGAGTGGCAAGCGCCATCCGAGCAAGGGGGAAAAGTTGACCACCACCAACACGGGGCCGAACGTCATTAAGGTGCTGGAGGCGCTGGAAGAGTTTGGGCGCATGACTGCGCAGGAGTTTGCTGACATTGCCGACATCACCAGGTATGACGCCCATGCGGTGCTGCGCCGAATGAATAAGAGGACGAGGGCTGGGGACAAGCGCATCCACATTGCCGACTGGAGCCATGCGCATGATG